GCTTTTGCATACAGACCAAGGCGAACAGGCGAGGATTTCACCCAATTCACAAAGTCCTGATTTTGAGCAATCTGAGTGTAGTCAGGGTGCTCTTGCGTTAGCTTCTGCTGAATCTGCATCCTTTTGAAATCCACACCCGCTTGACGGGCGGCGAGAACATCAGGATGATTATCAATAGTCTTCTGAACTGCCTTCTGTGGATTCTCAAAGAAATCTACTTCAGGCTCTTCCTCTTTAATAGTCTGTTGCTTTGAACTGAGGTTCTGCTTTATGAGTTCGTCAGCAAGTTTCCTTACCTCTCCCACTTCTTGCGCTTGCTTGCCAATTAGCTTCTCAGCTTCTTGGTGCATCCGAACAATGTCTTCCAGACTTTTATCCCTGTATTTATCAGGGAGTCCAGGGCTTGTTGGCGCAATGGTGTCAGATAGCTTGGATTCTTCAGCTTCTAACTCACTCTTCATCTCAGGTTCGTTATCAATCAACATATTATCCCTTTTCCTGCCGTTTCGGTTATAGGAGAATCAACTCGGCGTTTATGCTTGTGAGTTGTGCTTTTGCTCCCACTTCAACTGATCTAGGTGTTTTTTCTCGAACCTTCCATGCTCTGATGGAAAAGAACCAGACCACCCTTCTAGTTTAAAGTTTGGAGCAGAAAGAATGCGGTTGGCTGTTTCACCACATTCACACCTAAAACTGGTTGACTCATAATCAGTCAGTCTTTCGGTTTTATGCCCGTTTGCACAGGCAAAATCAAACATTCTTTTCATTGAGTTCCTCGTATGCTCTCTCGCTTGCCTCTTTCAAGGTTTTCAGCCAAGTTAGTATAGAAAGTTCACCTTTTTTGAATTGTAGGCTTTGTTCATCAGAAATCACAGATATATTATTCAAGGATGCAATCATGGTGTCAATATCCTCCACCAAATCTTTCCATCCATCACTTCCCATCATAGAGAAGCGATCTTCATAATATTTCTGGAGTTCTGGTGTCATGCGTTAGTTCTTTCAGCTTGAGCCGCTTCATAAGCCGCAATAACTTCAGCAGTCCAAGCCACATTACAGATCACAACGACATTGGCAGGAATGCTCGTCAAGTCTTGCCCTGGAGTGAGACTTAAACGATGGTAAGTTTTGCTGAGTTCTTTGCCATCTTCCATGATGCTGGTTGCTTCACGATAGAGGACTGTCCCGTTCTCTGTGACAGTGATTTGATCGATGGTGGTAGTTTTAGTGATTGACATGATGATTCCTTTGGTTAAGTATCAGACTAGCTAAAGTATGTTCCAGAACAAAATAATGAACCAGAAGCAGCCAGACTTGCACTATCTATGTCGCCAGCTTGTTCTGCAAAATTTAGGGTAGTGCCGCCGCCATCTATGTTGTAAAAGATTGCAGCGCCTGTTGTTACAGAACCCGCAGGGCATCCTGCCAACACTGCTACTGTTCCACCAGCTTCTTTTGCAAATGGTAGACCTGTAATAAAAACACGCCCACTACCAGATTTCGCCGCCCATGTTACTTGCATATTGATAGTTACAGACTTACCAACTTTTACATACTTTGCCAGAGGAACAGTAATTGTTTGATTGGTAGCACCAAATGTCAAAACTGGAGTCCAAGTACCTTCTTCATAGTCATCCAAAGTGTTTGCATCAGCAGATGCTGATTGAGTTGCAGGGAAGGTAATCCCCGAAACATTTGTTAACTGTATGCTTGTTCCATTGGTAATAACAGTGCCAACAGATGTAGGCGAACCGCCAGAGCCGTATTGAAACGCCATCAACCTTGCGCCTGTATTCTCCACATTAGAGACAATAGCGGCATAAGTCGTGCTAGATGTACATTTGAAAATAGATGTATCTGTGCTGCTTTTAACTTGAAATCTTCCACCTGTGCCGATAGTTGTTGTATCCCCTACTTGCACATTAGAACTGGTATCTATATTTACTGCCGTTGTCGTTCCATTGGTTTGAAGTGCCAATGCACCAGCACTTGCTACTGCACCAGAATTAAGGGAGACTTGAGTTGCCATGATTTACTTTCCTTTAAGGTGTTCCATTAGCAACTATGTCAGTTGCAGATGTAATGACTCCAGTAGAAGACATTGATGCAATAGTTGTTGCCCCATACTTGAACAACAACTTACCACCACTTTCTTCAATCGTGAAGTTTGTAGTCAAGAGTTTAGGTGTAGATGCCGCAGTTCCAGTGGTGTTTTGGTTGAAAGTCGGGAAAGAGGTCAAAGATGCTGCTGATCCATTAGGAGCCAACACATCAGTACCAATCACCAAACCAAGGTTTGTCCTGGCTCCAGATGTAGTAGTTGCACCTGTACCACCATTTAAAACAGCAACAGTACCCGTCACATTGGATGCTGTGCCAGTAGTGTTCTGGTTAAAAGTAGGAAAAGAAGTCAGGTTTGCAGCCGAGCCACTTGGAGACAGAACATCTGTCCCAATAACCAGTCCTAGATTGGTTCTGGCATCACCAGCATTAGATGCCCCTGTACCGCCATCAGCAACTGCTAAATCTGTGATACCTGTGATTGAACCACCAGTAATAGAGACATTGTTTGCCGCTTGGGTAGCAATTGTCCCTAAACCGCCAATATCAGCAGTGGTCAGAGTAATAGCACCAGTACGACCAGCAACTGAAGTTACAAGATCAGTGTTATCAACCTTCTCCCAAGCAGAGCCATTAAATATCGCCCAATCGCCTTGAGTCCATGCTGTAACCCCATTCAGGTTAGTTGTTCCTGTAGTAGAAACAACATAGTAGTCTCCCTTTGTGCCAACACTAGAGACAAGGGTAGGTGTATTAGTTGATGCGTTCCAAGTGCCTTCATAGTTCACAAATCCAGCCATAGCTGTAATCTGTGCCTGTAAAGAACTTAAAGTATCAAGTACAGACTGAGAAGTACCGCCACCATTAGTAATGACTTTGATGCGTTCAGCAACATCAAAAGGAACAACTTCACCAACATTAATCTCACGACCATTATCAAGGACGATAACAAGACTACCATCAAAATCAATACGAGCAGAGGCAACACCAGTGCCGTTATCGCCATCGACTCCATCACGCCCAGGAACACCATCTCTTCCTGCTGGCCCCCTTGAACCTGCTGGCCCTTGCTTGCCATCTCTTCCATCTTTGCCATTCTTGCCATCCTGTCCATCTTGTACAGAGGCAACTTTGCTCTGAATCTCGCCATTCAACTGAGCAAACTTTTGCTCCATGTCTGACTTGATCTTCTTCAAGCCTTGGATAACAAGTTCAGCACCCTTGCCAATAGACTCGCTCTTAGCCTTGGCAATCTTCTCAGCAGCAGACTGTTGCAAAGCAGTAATGATCTCCATCTGCTGTTCAGCAGAAATACCATCAATTCCTAGCTTACGCTCAAGATCGGCAATGTCCATTTAGGTCAATTCCCTTGAAAGACGATTGAGAAACTCATCTTCAACGCTCGACATTTTGCCCTTCTTGTCAGCCATTTGCAACTCGACAATCTTGGATTTGTTCTTAATGTCAGCTTCTTTGAGCATTAATTCAGCAATCTTAACCCGCTTATCAAACTCTTTAGAACCCGCATCATCTTGGTTTGGCAGGTTCTTGGTCATTGCCGCCATGTTCTTGGCTTGTACTTCTTGAGGCATCAACTGAGCCTCAATCGACAACTTCTGAGCCTCTGCACGATTCTGTTCAGCTTGAGTTGTATTAACAGCAATCTGAGCCTGTGCAGCTTGCATAGCCAACTGCTGTTGCATCTGTTGCATTTGCTCTGCTTGCGGGTTAGGTTGGCTCATCTTGTCCAACTGCTCCATTAGTTCATAGCGGTTGGTCAGTGAAGAATTAGCCAAAACACCTTTCAGAATCAGTGGCAACACAGGAGTGTTGGGGCCAAGGGTCTGAAGCAAGCCAATGAACATCTGTTGTTCATGCTCACGGGCAATGATGCCCAAGGTTGCAGTAGGAATGAAGGTCATGTCCACAGAGGGGTAACGCTCTGGGTCAAACTGCATATACCTGAAAGCCGCCTTCTGAATGAAGGGAATCAAGAAGTCTTCTTGGAAGTTCACCAAGGTACGCTTGTACTTCTTGATGATGGTGGCAACTGCCATAGACATACCGCCTTGGCCCATGTCTCTAGCACCAGCACTGACCATGCCTTGAGAATCCAAAGTTCCCGTAGATTGCAGGAGCATTCGCTCAAAATCCTTGGCAGTGGCTAGGTTGTTGCCATCAGTCTGCCCAAACTTGAAAGGATACAGAATTTCTGAAGGTGCGCCATTGGTAAGAATGGCTTTCCCAGGCTTGACTTCAAACTTAGCACCACGGGGCAGACGGGTTGCATCCATTGCAATCATGGGGCTGGTGGTTAGCGCCAATGAATCCAAGTGAGAACGAATCTGAGCATCAATAGCCTTTTGCATATTGAAGGCTTTTTCCACTGTGCCCCGCCCAAGCAGACGATTGGGAACAGTGTCATCTTGGTAGGTTAGAACAGGACGATCCTTCATCATGTAAGGATTTGCCTCTGCTTTCAAGAGTTGCCCATCGTTGGCAATTACGACAATGGCCTCAACCATGTCTGAATATTCTTCAGCAGCGGAACTCTCAGGGAACAAATCAACAATATTCTTGTTCTCTTCAAGGTTCTCTAGGTACTCCCGTGGAACTAAACCATAGTAAGTCAGCAACAATACCTTTTCGTCTTGGTACTGGCTAACCTCTTGGGTGGGTTCTAGGTCAGTGTCTTCATAAGTGGGCGTAATGTCTACTTTGCGGTAGATTCCACGCTCAATGCCTTCAACAATCTTGTGAATAGAGATGTATTTCTCTATAGCGACTCCCATACAGTCATCGACTGAGGTTCCATTTGGGTCAAACAGGAAGTTCTTTGGATTTACAGGTGAAATCTTGACCGAAATGCGATCTTTTTCTACTACGCCAATGGCAGCTTGGCCCATTTGCCCAGGAATTGCCTGAGTAGAGGGTACAAACTGCTTTTCAGTCTTAACGACAATCTCGCCAATGCCTGTGCCGTAGATTTCTGCCATCAACTCAATGGCATCAATGGATTTGCGAATCTTGTCCCGCTTGAAATCCTCCATCAATTGGGCTTTGATGATGCCCACATCGATGGGGTTGTTGTTCACATCCCGAATGTCATCTTGAATGTCAAAGAACTCGCCTTGACCAAAGATAGCTTCCATGATCTCAGCATGGCGGGTTTCTACAGCTTGTTGTGTGGCAGGGGTTACGATGCGTGAACGCTCAGACTCACGGGTTTTGTCTTCAGATGCCCACTGACCACGAAAGATTCGCTCGTATTCAAGCCAATCAG